AAATCAACAGCAAGTAAAGCACCATCTGCACCAAAAATTGGATTTCCATATGCACCAACTCCAGCACCTCCACTGAATATAACCTTAGGATCTCTTTTCTTAAAAACTTCTGGTTTAATATTTGTTACTACTTGACCACCACCAACAGCAGTTCCATCTGTTCCAGGTATTACTTGTCCAGCACCACCACCAGTTCCACCACCCCCTGGTCCTACTGGATCATCTCCATAGTTATCTAAACCAGTAACTCCTTCACATGAATCGGTAGAAGTGTTTTCTGGAAGTAAATCATCAGCAGTTAATGCATTAACCTCATTAATATTTAAATATTGTATCTTATCTCTAGTCTTAAAAATAAAAGTAGTACCAGGATTTAGTTGAGCATAAACATTTGCCTGATGCAAATCGACACCAGAAATATATCCTCTCTCAGGATCGATATAACCAACCCTGATACTTGCTTTAGTTGCTGGCCCAAAGAGGTTAAACGACATTATCGATTATACTTTGTCTTCATATTGTGTATTTATGTGTTGCCTGTGGAAGTAAGATTAACATCAGGTTGTGTAGATGTTGGAGATGCATATGGAGTTTCTTGTGCTGGTTCTAATGGAGGTTCATTCTCTCTGTTAGAAGCCTGCTCAACAGATGCATTGCTTGGTTCTGCACTATCTGGTTGTGCTTCGCCACCTGTTGCTAAAGTGTAAAAGTCTGATACTGCGACATTTGGAGACAATTCACATCCAAAAATAGATAACTTTAAGTTTGTAAAACTAAGTGCTGCGGTAATACTACCAGTTATATCTCCTACCAAAGAAGAAATATCACCTAGTTGATCACTCACTCCAGCAAGTTCACTATTAATATCATCAAAGAAACTATTCACATTATCAAGAAGGTTATTATTTGATTCGTCAAGAATATCTTTATTTGCATATAAAATTTGACCAACAAGATCCTCGGCAACACACATTGGAACTTCTGGTTTTCTATTGACTTGATCATTAAGAGGATCGTCTACATTATCTCTTGCCTTCTCTTCAGCATTTTCTAAATCCATAATATCATTGAGTATTCCTTCGATCATAGCACATAATCCCTCTGTTATCTTATTATAAAGACATAATATTAATTCAGTAATTATTTCCTTAATATCAGCAAACAGATATCTTGTATCTGCAGGCAAGAGTGCTACTGCCTCACAAAGTGCTTGGTTTAAAGTTTTCATAACATATTCCATGATTTTATCCATGAAAATTTTCATGTATTTTGCAATCTCACACGCAGCATCGGATAAAAGTTTTTGAATATCACTTATAACTGATGAAGCAGCATCAATATAACTTGAGATTGCACTTAAATAACCATTAATTGCTTCTGTTAAATTATCAATAACTGTTTGGATTCCTTTTAAAGATGATGTAACAATATCATCTGGTTTTAATACTACAGCTTTTATTCTTGTTCTTGTTTCTAGTTTAACATCACCAACAGTTAATCTATGGACACTATCTGGATCCTCAATTTCTGCTCCACCTTCAGCACCAGACGTTACTAGTCCTTCATCAGGTACAACTTCTTTTCTTGTTCCTTCTTTTGGTACTCTTCCTTCAGAATATCCACTAGTAGGAGCAAAGTTGGAATCATCATTACCAATGGTTTTCTTTAATTCAGTTTGGGCATTATTACCCAAGATTCCCATAATAACGGGAACCTCTTGTTCCTGTCCATCAAGGAAGAAACCAAATACAAAGTTACCCTGACGAAGATTTGGTGTTTGAGATGCTTTAGTTTGCCCACCACCTGCGGTGATGGGGTACATGACATTCGCCCAAGGAAGTTGTTCGGATGGAATAGTTTCTTCTTCCTTATCATGGAGACCCATGATACGAACTTTGTATCTTCTACCCCATCCAGGAATACTATTTTTGTCCTCAAATTTTCCTGGAAGAATGTTATCTCTCCACTCAGAATCATCAGCGATCTGTCCGATCCACCAATAAAAACTGTTTCCTAGAAAACCATCGTTAAATAATGCGGATCCTTCCATCAGTCATCATATACCAAACATTCTGGTTCTGACGGATTTGCATCACAATATAATTCTAAAGGAGTGGGATCATGATGATCTCCTGCTTCGATTTCTTCTTTATGCTTTTCTGCGTATGCTTCTAAATCTTTTAATTCCTCTTGCGTATGACGACGCATTTGTGGAGAAATTGTTGGATCATCAAGAATCTCTTGATCTTTTTTGATGTGACTTTCTATGCTTTCCATGTGTCTAAATCTGCAAAGGATTATTTTCTTCCGAAAGAATCTCTAACTAAAGTAAGATTTGTCAGATTTTATCTTGGAGTAACAAAATGACAAAGTGCTGCTATAATATATAGTCCACCTACTTGCTTGTCAACTTCGTCATTCTTTAAATTTTCTTGTTGAGATGGTGCATCAAAGAAGATTGTATCGCCTGCATGTAAAGTATAATCGGAAGGAATAGTAATATTAACTTGAGAAACAAAAAGTTGATTATACCTCATTATAGCTTGGTTACGAATCTCAGAAACCTTAAAGTTTTCCTCTTTTGATTTTTCAATTTGTTGAGAGGTAGAACCACTAAGGAGTGTTCCTATGTCACGGACAGACCATACGGTTCGAGTATAGTCACTCGAACCACCTGTTGGCATTTTCTTACCACCAAGTTTATATGATCCCATGAATGATTCTGCAGTATAATCAGACACTTCATATAGGCAATTAAAAGGATTAAAGTTGATGATACGAGTTGAGTATGCACCCATTTGTTCTTTCAAGTCAACATCATTGCGATTTGTTTTTTTATAATAAAGCGCACATACATCATAACCTTGAGGAATTTTTTCACCTCTTTTATCTGGAGTTCCGTTATAAATGATTCTTGACTTTGGTTCTTGTCCCAGTAAAAAATCTATAGATTTAAATTTAATACCTTCAGAAGTTTCATAGTAAAAAAATCCTGCGGTCTTACCAAAAGAACCACCAGTGGTGGGAACTGAGTGTTGGCACAACCAATTTATTAAATATATTGGTTTCTTGAGGTTTCCACAAAAATTACGAGGAATCAAAGTATCCTCAATATCAAGTTTTTTAGATGTCTTTAAATATTGAGTCAAAATTTGTCTAACATGATCTGATGGTTGTCCATCAAATCTTATAGGAATTCTTGTTCTATTATTTGTCCTAATTTCTTCCGAAACCATATGAAGATTATAGACACCAGTTGTAGTTGTATCTCCTGATGTGGGATCATTTTTTAAAAATAAATCCACACTAATCATTTCATCATTGCCGTCCTTAAATTTTACCTTTACTTTTTCTCCACCAACAACGGGCAATCCCTCTAAAACATTTTTCCCACCAGGACCATTAACGCCACTATCAGCGTAAGTTGCAGTTGCTACAATAGAATCTTGCAGTAGACTCTCAAAATAAGAAAACTGAATTATACCTGGGTGAATACCAATACTAGTTCCACTTTCTCCAGTAATTGTAACTTCTTTTAGACTACTTTCAGAATGTCCAGATTGTGATGAAGTAACTTTTGCCATTTTAAGATTCCTTTATACCTATATTTAACGCATGTAAAGAATATCTGTGGAACTATCAGCAGACGAAGAGGAAGAGGGCATAATGATAGTTCCCGTTCCAGTTCCACTTCTACCACCCACTGGAATTGGAACTGGAACTTCTATAGGAACAGTTACTACCTCAGACATTTCATAATCAGCATAAGTTTTAAGAACATCAATTGCCATTTTACCATCTGCTTTATTAATTGCATCTAAGAATCCAGGGAAAGTACCCTCTATTGCTTTTGTGGAGTCAGCATCAATTACAAATTCTCCAGAAGTAAGTAATGTAGGAACTCTATCTCTACCCTTAGTACCCTTAACTAATCCTCCAGTAAACATTTTTGCTTTTATTCTTTCTCTCATCTCAGGTCCACCTTGACCTATTGCTTGCCCTTTACGCAGTTTATCTAAGTCCCAACGTTCTCCAGTTCCTCCCCAAATACTTGGACCATAATTATCGTGCATTGTTCTACCATCCAAGTTAGATCCTGCTTCTCCATGTGTCATTACATTTTTTAAGTTAATATCATCTTTTGTCCATCC